TTCATGTACCAAGACCATGAGGCGCACATCGCTGTCCACATGGCTCTCGCGCAGGACCCGAAGATCGCCCAGACGATCGGGCAGAACCCGATGGCGCAGCAGATCACGGCCTCGTTGCAGGCGCACATCATGGAGCATATGGCGTTCCAGTACCGCCGTGAGATCGAGAAGCAGTTGGGCGCTGCTCTGCCGCCCCTGCCGCAGGATGATCAGGAGGAGTACGACCTGCCGCCTGAGTTCGAGGCGCAACTCTCTCCGCTCGTCGCCGCCGCCGCAGCGCGTGTCTTGCAGAAGGATCAGGCCGAAGCGCAGGCCGCGCAGGCTCAGCAGCAGGCACAGGACCCGCTCGTCCAGATGCAGATGATGGACCTCCAGATCAAGGAGTTGGTGGCGCGGACCAAGGCCCAGCAGATGCAGATCGACGCGCAGATCAAGCAGGCTGAACAGCAGCGCAAGCAGCAGAAGGACTTGCTCGATGCAGCGGCCAAGGCTGATGAACTCGACCTTCGTAGGGCTGAGAACTCCGGTCGGCAGCAACTTCAGGCTGCGCAGATGGGCGTGGACATCCAGAAGCACAAGGCTGAACAGAGTCGCGAGGGTGTCCGCCTCGGTGTCGAGATCGGTAAGGCGAAGGAAGCCGCCGAGATCCAGCGCGAATCCGCCCGTCAGAGGGTGCAACAGCCGCCGAAAGGCGCAGGTGAAGAATGAACCACGACAACGCTCTTGACTACCTTGTATCGAAACTCGATGAGGAGACCGCGATCGTCGTCGCGCACCTGATCCAAGGCAAGTCGGACGAAGCCGAGTACAAACGTCTTTGCGGGAAGTTACAGGGTCTTGAACTCGCAAGGAACTACATCAAAGACCTAGCAAAACGGCTGGAGGCCGCAGATGAGTAATATCGACATCGAGAAGACGCAGGAAGAGGCCGCGAGGGCCAAACTCCTGCCTGACCCCAAGGGCTACCATATCCTCTGTGCAATCCCGCACGTGGAAGAGGAGTACGAGAGCGGCATCATCAAGGCTGAGGACACCAAGCGGGTCGAGGAGCAGACTACGGTCGTTCTTTTCGTCCTGAAAATGGGTGATCTCTGCTACAAGGATGAAAGCCGTTTCCCGACTGGGGCATGGTGCAAGGTAGGGGATTTTGTCCTCACTCGCCCGTACCAAGGTACCCGCGTGGTCATTCACGGACGTGAGTTCCGCATCATCACCGACGACGAGGTGGAAGCGGTGGTCGATGACCCCCGTGGCATCCGTCGCGCATAAGGAGCAGAGATGAACACTGAAGCAGAAGAGTTCAAGTTCCCTGACGAGCAGCCTGCTGACGCACCTGCTGAGAAGGTGGAGCCTGAGTTCGAGATCAAGATCGAGGACGATACCCCGCCACAGGACCGTGGCCGCGCCCCCATGCCCAAGGAGGTTGTGGAGGAGTTGGACAAGGACGACCTTGAGGAGTACTCGGATAAGGTCAAGAAGCGTCTCGGGCAGATGAAGAAGGTCTGGCACGACGAGCGCCGGGCCAAGGAAGCCGCATTCCGCGAGAAGGAGGAAGCCCTCCGGTTCGCTCAGATGCGTGAGCAGGAAATTCGCCAACTGAAACAACGACTTGGGAATGGCGAGAAGGCGTACATCCAAGAGGTGACGAAGGCGGCTAACACCGACCTCGCTGCCGCCAAGGAGCGCCTGAAGCAGGCTTATGACTCCGGCGATTCTGAAAAGATCACCGATGCGCAGGAAGCCCTGACCGACGCCAAGTTGAAGATCAAGCAGTACGAAAACTTCCGACCCTCTTTACAGGAAGAGGAAAGGAGTGTAGAAAATACACAACAGTACCAAGCGCCCCCGGCGCAGCCCGTTGCGGACCCAAAAGCCGAAGCGTGGCGTGCGAACAATCCGTGGTTCGGCGTGGACGAAGAGATGACCGCTCTCGCCTTGGGACTGCACGAAAAACTGGTCCGGTCCGGCGTCGATCCGCGTAGCGACGAGTACTACGACCGAGTTAACGCGACGATGAGGAAGCGATTCCCCGAAACTTTCGAGGAAGAGCAGACTCAAACGAGTGGGGCTGAAAGGCCTTCTCGCACAAAGCCAGCCAATGTAGTGGCTCCCGTTACGAGGTCTACGGCACCTCGCAAGATCACTTTGACGCCTACTCAAGTCGCTCTCGCCAAGAGATTTGGCCTGAGCAATGAACAGTATGCCCGTGAAGTCATGAAACTGGAGAACAACAATGGCTGATAACAGACTCGCCCGTGAACTCGAAAGTCGAGAGACCGCGCAGCGCACGAAGACTTGGACGCCCCCTCAGACCCTGCCGGACCCTGCTCCGCAGCCGGGGTGGGTGTTCCGATACATCCGGACCTCCTCGATGGGCACTGCTGACCCGTCGAACACGTCTGCAAAGTTGCGGGAAGGTTGGGAGCCTGTGAAGGCCGAAGATCATCCCGAGTTGATGCATATGTCCGACCCGAATTCCCGCTTCAAGGGGAACATCGAGATCGGCGGCTTGCTGTTGTGCAAGGCACCCGAAGAACTGATGAAGCAGCGTGATGCTTACTACGAGCGTCAGGCCAAATCTCAGACCGAGTCCGTGGACAACAGTTTCATGAAGTTGAACGACCCGAGAATGCCGCTCTTCAACGAGCGCCGCTCTACGACGTCGTTCGGCAAAGGCAAATAAATCCACCTCTTAGGAGTACCTAATGGCTTATCCCTCTGTCGATGCCCCCTACGGGCTTAAGCCGGTCAATCTGATCGGCGGGCAGGTGTTCGCTGGCAGTACTCGGATGTACCCCATCCAGTACGGCTTCGCCACGAACATCTTCAATGGTGATTTCGTCGTCCTGTCTCGCGGGTTTGTGACCCGTGCGGCGATCGGCGCGACCACCGCTTCCAACGCTGTCACTGGCGTGTTCGTCGGCTGTTCCTACACCAATCCGATCACCAAGCAGAAGCAGTTCTCGCAGTTCTGGCCCAGCGGTACGCAGGCTGGCGATGCGGTTGCTTACGTCGTGGATGATCCGGATACGGTGTTCAAGGCGGTTGTCTGCTCGGCTACGACGGTCCTCGCTTCGGGCGCGAAGGCGCTGGTCGGCACTAACCTGTCGGCTATCGACAACGCGGCTGTTGCGTCGAGCCTCAACACGGGCAACTCGGCCAACGCTGTCCTCGCTCCGGTTGCTACCCCGGTTTCGACCATCCTGCCGCTTCGCTGCGTCGGTGTGGTTGAGGATACCGCTTCGGTTGCCACGGGTACGGGTTCGTCCTCGGGCACGGCGATCACTCTGACTGGTTCGGGCCTCTCGGCTGCGATCCCGGTTGGTGCGAGCGTGTCGTACCTTGCGTCGAACGGCCAGATCATCGAGACCTCGTCCTTCGTGACTGCGGGCGCTTCGGCGGGTGCGACTTCGGTCACGCTCAACGCGGCGGTTGCGGTTCCGGGCGGTGTCACGGCGATCCCGGCGGCGTCCACCATCCTCTTCACTGTGTATCCGGAGATTCTGGTCAAGATGAACGTCCTGACCCACGGCTACTACAGCAGCGTCACGGCTTAAGGAGCAGTAGAAAATGGCTATTTCACGCGCACAACTGTTGAAGGAACTGCTGCCCGGTCTGAACGCTCTGTTCGGTCTGGAGTACAAGCAGTACGGCGAGGAGCATAAGGAGATCTACGAGACTGAGACCTCCGAGCGTTCCTTTGAAGAAGAGACCAAGTTGTCGGGCTTCTCGGCGGCTCCGGTCAAGCAGGAAGGTCAGGCGATTGCGTACGACAATGCGCAGGAGGCTTGGACTGCCCGCTACAACCATGAGACGATCGCTCTCGGCTTCTCCCTCACGGAAGAGGCTGTTGAGGACAACCTGTACGACTCGCTCAGCAAGCGCTACACCAAGGCTCTTGCCCGTGCAATGGCGTACACGAAGCAGGTCAAGGCGGCTTCCGTTCTGAACTACGGCTTTTCGGCCCTTCAGACTGGCGGTGACGGCGTTCCGCTGTTCTCGGCGGCGCATCCGCTCACCTCCGGCGGTACCAACAGCAACCGCCTCACGGCTGCTGACCTCAACGAGACCTCGCTTGAGGCTGCGGTCATCCAGATCGCAGGTTGGACCGACGAGCGTGGGCTTCTCATCGCTGCGAAGCCCCGCAAACTCATCGTCCCGCCGTCCTTGATGTTCGTCGCCAAGCGACTGCTCGACACGGAACTCCGTGTTGGTACGACCGACAACGACATCAACGCGCTGAAGGCGATGGGTTCGATCCCCGGTGGCTACACGGTGAACCACTTCCTGACCGATACGAACGCTTGGTTCCTCACGACCGACGTTCCGAACGGCATGAAGCACTTCGTTCGTACGCCGCTGGCGAACTCGATGGACGGCGATTTCGACACGGGCAACGTGCGGTACAAGAGCCGCGAGCGTTACTCGTTCGGATGGTCCGATCCGCTCGGCATGTTCGCTTCGCCGGGTTCGGCCTGATGATCCGGGGGAGGGGGCTTCGGCCCCCTCTTCCTCTTTTGTTCTTACAGGAGTACAACATGACTGGTGAACAGATTGCAGGCATCGTCCGCGCTCTCGCTGCCTCGGTGGGCGGGTTCTTCGTTGCCAAGGGTGTGGTGGACTCGGAGACGGTTCTCGCCGTTTCGGGTGCCCTCGCCACCTTGGCTGTCGCCGCGTGGTCGGTGTGGTCGAAGCGCAAGGCCGCTTGACCTTCGTTCAGATCTAGGTAAACCCCCGCCGTACTGACTCGCCTAGGAGACGTTGCACAGACAGTACGGCAACTTGTGCAAAAGGAGTCTTATTATGTCTTTCTCGACTTTCTCTGGCCCGCTTCGCTCGGGCACTGTCAAAGATGGCACCGTGGCTGCTGGCCGCAACACGGGCGTCGTCGTCCTCTCCCAGTCCTATGACACGGGCGTCGTGACTGCCGGTATCGGCAACGTCGATGTCCAGTTCGGCAACTTGCCGCAGGGTTCGCAGATCATCGACATCGTGGTCGATCAGGTTGTCGTTCCGGGTGGCTCGTCCACGTCCACCATCTCGGTGGGCAACGCTTCGGGCGGTGCTCAGTTGATGGCGGCTGTGGTCACCACGGCTGGCGGTCGGTTCCGTGGTACGGCGACTGCTACGACCCAACTTGCGTGGCAGACCTCGACTTCTGCTGATACGCCGCTCTGGTCGCGTTACGCGGTTGGTGCAGCGGCTGGTGTGGGCCGTGCGATCATCACGGTTGTCTACGCGCAGCGGGCGTCGGACGGTTCGCAGATCCCGGCTTCTGTCTAATCTCGGAGGACTAACATGTCCACGCAAACAGACGTCTTAGCCGCCCATACGGAGGCTACGGGGACGCTGGTGACTGGGCGGTACCGTCTGAAGGGCTATCAGGGCCTCTCGGGTGGCACTGCGGGTGACTTCGTGTTCCGTGATGGCGGTGCGACTGGTCCGGTTCGGATGCAGTTCAACGTCCCTGCGAACACGAACAACCCTTTCTCCAACCTCATCCCCGGCGAAGGGATCCTGTTCTACGACAGCATCCACGTCACTTTGCCGACTTCCGCGAAGGTCACGATCTTCTATGGCTAAGTCACCCGCTTGGCAGAGGAAGGAAGGAAAGAACCCTGCTGGAGGATTGAACGCCAAAGGCAGGGCTTCTTACAACAAGGCGAACCCCGGCAAGCCCGGCTTGAAGCGTCCGCAGCCTGAAGGTGGCTCTCGCCGTGACTCATTCTGTGCCCGGATGAAAGGCATGAAGAGTAAACTAACGAGCGCCAAGACGGCAAAGGACCCCAACAGCCGGATCAACAAGTCGCTCCGTGCTTGGAACTGCTGACATGAAGCACGAAACAGGCGAAGTCTTAAAAGCCGGACTTGATGCGATTTCCGTTTTCACGATGCTTGGAGCGTTGTTCGATATGCTTCCCTCAGTCGCTGCGCTCTTCACTATTTTGTGGACTGGCATTCGCATCTACGAGACCGATACCGTTCAATCTATTATCAAGAAATTCAGGAGATCCAACGATGTATAAGAA